CCGCCATGGCCCTTGCATTGAGCCAACAGTGAGGTTGGTCTCGATGGACTACGCAACAGGATACCGGGATGGTTTCGCCGCTGGCATCGCCCAGGGCATGAGCATGGGCGTTCCTGCACCGATGATGACGATCGCCGAGCCCCAACCCACACCTGCAGCACCTCGCAAGAAGGTTTCAGCATACAACCGCCGATACAAAGCCGCGTTCAAGAAGGTCGCACCTCGATACAAACTCAAGAGCGGTAAGTGGAAGGCTGGCGGATTCCGACGTGCAGTCAAGGAAGCACACAAGATGGCCGGGGGGAAGCGTAAGTGAAGCGTCGAACGTTGCGAGGACAATTTGTCGAAGGCACGACCAAACGCCTCGTCGTTGACGATGGACGCTTGAACCACGGCTACAGGGTGGTTTCCTTTGTTGTCGCTGGAGAGCCTGCAGCTGCAGGGAACGATTGTTGGGCCACATTGTGTCTTGATTACGATGCTCCTCAAAACTGGGACTGGGGAGATAATCGCCAAATCGGATGGGCGGCGACCCACATCACCGCATCGTCCTTGGATGCACCCTTCACCGTCATTGATCCTGATCACATCGTCATCATGGACTTGTATATTCAAGGGCGGGTTGGTGCTTCTGGAGGAACATCAACCATCAATTACCTCATCGAACTCGAACCTGTCGAACTCTCAAACGACCAAGCCATTCTTACACTGATTAAGGAGCGGAGCCAAGATGACCTCAGATGAAACCACCGTTGAAGAAAATGCAGCTGCACCAAACCGAACCCAACGGTTCGCCTCTTGGCTCATGGAGCGCGAGGAGCGGCGCCAGGAGAAAGAGTCCAACCTGGAGGGGCTCGTCCGGTTGAATGTCCTCGTCTCGTTTCTTACTCTCGGCCTCGTCGGTGGGTTTGAAACTGTTCAACTTGCTCTCAGCATGATTCCTTATCTCTGAGAAAGCCAATACTCGATAATACCGCGCATCTCTCCGGTGATGTCCTCACGGCTTCTCAACTCGCTCAATACGCGGTTCGTGCTGAGTTTGTCAACGGAATGGATCTCCGGTAACAATTTGTCCGTGATGGCGTCGGAAATCCATTGAGAACGGCTCTGCTTTGGTGAAAGTTTCGCTTCAATCTCGTCAACCATGGACGGCTTGAGCGAGATGGTGATGGGAACATAACGGGTTCCTGTGCGACGACGGCTCATTGAGCATCACCATTCGGCTCCTTGGTGATGATAACGCGACGATGACGAGCATCACACCAATTGACGCGCTCCCAACGGCAGTCACAAACCGCGCAAAAGAACGATTCTGTCACCTCAAAATAGGTTCTTTTGACCCATTCAACCTTCAGGGGGAGTTCGAAGATGCACCCTGATGCTTCATCATGGACGCATGGGTGATTTTCCTTCATGTAATCCAATTCACGGGCCATCAAATCAACCCCTTCTCGGCCAGTTTGCCCATTCTGTCATTCAGAAGAAGCGCCCTCTCAAGAACCTCAAGCAATTCATGCCGTGTCATCATGGCGAGTTCCTCAAAGTAAGTTCCTTTGAGCCCTAAATCCTTGAAAAAGGAGTAGATTTGGGCTAATTGATCGGCATTTTTGTCATAACGGCGGGCGCTCATGCCTATCGCATCGGCTATTCGTTCATAATGATTCCTCAAGATTTCACAACGAGCGCAAAAACGACAGACCAAGAGACATAATCACCAAGAGCAACGACAGCCCCCAATTCTATGACCGAGACTAAGATAATAAACCCCAACCCTATCATGATAGGTATGGCCAAGACGGACTCATTCTTTATCCGAGCAAGCATTCAGACCGCAGCAACTCCAGCACAAACCTCCATCGATCTTGGGGCTTATGTTGATGCCCTTGGAAAAAGCGTGTTGAGGATTTCCAATCTCGCTGTTCGATATGACTTTGGAACAACTGGTCCCTCTCTTGCACTTGCAGGACCTGGAGTTTCATCTTCTGCTCAATTTCAAATCACCACCCAAAGCCAAAGTGCCTTGGTTGGGTTGACTGACAAATCCGTCATTGCAAGTGGCTCTCTTGAGGCTACAAATGACACCGCTGCAACCAACGCTTACAGTTTCTTCTCTGACAACATGGATGTTGCACCTCAGCATTGGACTCAAGGATATTTGGTTGGTGTTGAACAGATCTACCTGCTCGCCGACATTCAAGGGCAAGACTTCCAAACTCTTCCGATTGTTGAGGTTGTTATGGAATGCACCGTTGAAACTCTGTCGTCCAGTGCCGCCATGGCCCTTGCATTGAGCCAACAGTGAGGTTGGTCTCGATGGACTACGCAACAGGATACCGGGATGGTTTCGCCGCTGGCATCGCCCAGGGCATGAGCATGGGCGTTCCTGCACCGATGATG